CCATTGTATGATGATCGCTACTGGACCACGGGCGGGACCGTAATTCCAAACACCAACGCGGGCGCACTTGTCACAGATGATACGGTGCTAACATCTTCCGCGTGGTACGCTGCGCTCCGCAACCTTTCAGAAGATATCGGCAAGATGCCCGCCTATGCGGTGGAGTACATCGACGAAAACAACAAAGCCCGCCGCGACGAACACCGCGTCACAGAGTTGTTTTACTTCGCGCCGAATAGTTATCAGAATCCGATGGAATTCCGCTCGCAGCTTCAACATTGGCGATTGGGTTGGGGTAATGCCTACGCGGAGATTCAGCGCGACCCTACAACCCTTGAGCCTGTAGCGTTGCACCCGCGCCACCCTGGCACCATCATTCCAGAATGGGACACGGTTAGCGGGCGGCTGAAATACAAGTGGCTGAAGCAATACCAATTCGTTGCTGGTCAATTGACCAATCAGCAGGTTGAGTACATCGACCAAGACAACATGTTCCACTTGCGCGGCCTTGGCTCTGACCCGCTCAAGGGCTACAGCGTGATTCGCTACGCGGCAGAATCACTATCCCTTACATTAGCGGCGGAACAGTTTGGCGCATCGTCTTTCAAGAATCGTGGCGCGGTAACTTCCATCCTGCGGCACCCCAACAAGATGGGCGACCCGGCCCGGAAGAAGTTTAAGGAATCGTTCGACGCGGCATACCGTGGCGCGAAGAAAGCGGGCGGTTGGTTGCTGCTTGAAGATGGTATGGAGTATCAGCAACTTTCCATATCGCCGGACGATATGCAATTCCTACAGACTCGCCAACTTCAGATTGAAGAGGTTTGCCGGTGGTTGCGCATCCCGCCGTCCAAGATACAGCACCTCATGCGAGCAAACTACAACACGCTTGAGAATGAGAACCGCAACTATGTAACCGACTGCCTGCAAGGGCTTATCAAGGGTTGGGAAGAAGAGGCGCAGCGCAAGCTATTCCGGCGCGATGAGCGCAACATGCGCCTTTATCACAACATGAATAGCCTCTTGCGTGGCGACATCCAGAGTCAGACGGAACACATTGTAAAGATGTGGCAGATCGGCGCGTACTCTGGTAATGATGCCCTTTCATACATTGGCGCGAACACGATGGGACCGGAAGGCGACCAACGGTTTATCCCTGCCAACTTCACGCGCCTGAAAGAAAACATGCTTTCCCCTGCGGAAATCAAAGCTAACCAAACAAGGCCAGCACAGACGATGGAAGCAGAAGATAGCCCAGAAGATGACATCGAAGATACCATCGAAGAATCAGGCGCAGAGCAACGCGCACTAAAGATAACCCGCGATCAGGCGTGGTCTATCGTTTGGCCGTCTATCGAACGGGCAGAGCGTAAGGCAGAGAAAGCAATACCGCGCCTTGAGAAGAAACATCTTGACGATACGGAATCGCTAGATGCGGCCCTCGTGTCGTTTTATACGGAACTTCGCGCAGAGGTGATCGTCAACCTGCACGATACCTTTGTTGCGTTTGGTGGCGATGGCGATGCATTGAAAACGGCGGTTGCGGAGTCTGCACCCGCTCCGGTTGATTATCAGGACTTATGCAACAAACTGGTTGCAATGTTGACGGAGGACCAAATATGACACATACCCCGCAGTGCTTTGCCCACCACATGGGCACGTATATGCTTGAGGAACAATTCGCTTTGTCGGTCAAGTCAAAGCTGGAAGGCAACCCGCAAACCTTCTTGCAGACCTTCGACCCAAAGGCGGCATACGCTGAACTGTTGGCGGCGGAACCGATTGTAGAACGCCGTGAGCTTTACGGCTTGACTGCCAGCGGGATTGCGATCATTCCCGTGATGGGCGTCATGACGAAAGGTTCTAACAAGTTTGGCACATCAATCAATCAGGCGCGGTCAGCATTGCAGATGGCAGTCAATGACCCTAGCGTAAAAGCCATCATGCTGCACATGGATACGCCCGGAGGGTCGTTCGCTGGTACAGATGACTTTGCCTCGGATGTGGCGCGGGCGGCGGCGATTAAACCGTTGGCCGCGCATGCTGACGATTTGGTGGCGTCTGCCGGTATGTATGTGGCGTCACAGGCACCGCGTCTTACCATGAATCCATCTGGCAGTGCTGGCAGCATCGGCACCTACGTTGTCATCTATGATTCGTCCGGCGCGGCGGAGATGGCGGGCGTTAAGGTGCATCTTGTCTCCACAGGCGAGATGAAAGGCGCGGGCGCGGATGGTGTGCCGATTACCGACAAGCAGATCGGGCGCATGCAGGAATTGGTCAATCAGGCGCAGACGTTCTTTAGTGCGGCTTTGCAGCGTGGACGCAATCTAAGCGCAGCGCAAGTAAACGCGCTCGTGGCAGACGGCGGCACCTACTTCGCAAAGGACGCCAAAGCCAAAGGATTGATTGACGCCGTGGAAACCTATGACGTTGCGCTTGATAAGCTGGCGTCTAGAATTCGTGGCAATGGTGCGCGTTCTAAACTGGCACGCCAGATAGAAAGACTGCGGATAGAATAATTCTCTTGACATCGAAAGTGAAACGATGTAGATTCTTCCTAGACATGAAACAACCGGCGCGACTGCCGAGCTAATCTAGTCTAGACGGAATAGAAGAAAACACAAGTAAATCAACGGACCACCGCCGTTAAGCGAACTTAGCGCGCAGGGGTTTAGGTATATGCATCTTGGCATATAACCTGAATCTTTGCGCGCTTTTTGTTTTGCACGGCAATAAGGAACACAACACATGCCCGACCTTTTGAACATGAGCTTGCAGGATCTTGGCAAGCTGAAGACGGAAACGCTCGACAAGCTGAAGGCACTTGAAGCTAAGCAGACCTTGACGGAAGAAGAAGACGCGGAAGCGGAAGCTCTTGTAAAGCAGGGCGATGACATCAACGCCATGATTCAGAGCCGCACGCGCCGTGATGCCCGTCAGAGCCGCATCAATGGCCTTTCTGCCGTTGCCACTCCGCAGCCCAGCGCGGCCCCCGTGCAGGTTTCCAACGTGCGCGATCTGGTTGCTGATGACCCTAAGAAGGGTTTCCGCAATGAGACGGAATTCCTGAAGGCTGTCATGGTTGCCGGTATGACTGGCGTTAAGGCGGAAGGCTTGAACTACCTTCAGACCGCTGGCAGCGATGAGCATTCCGGCTCCAACGACCAGTACGGCGGATTCACCATTCCTGAAGGCTTTCAGGTTGGCCCGCTCATGGTTGACCCTGAGCTTGACCCGATCACCCCGCTGGTTACCAATGTGCCGATGAGCACCCCGACTGTTCACCTTGCGGCCCGCGTTGATAAGGACCACAGCACGAGCGTGACCGGTGGCCTTCGCGTTTACCGCACGAGCGAGACGGAAGATTCGGCCTCCAGCCGCATCAAGATGGAGCGTGTAACGCTTTCCGTCAATGGCCTTATGGGCGTGACGTATGCCACGGAAGAGCTGCTGTCCGATTCCCCGATTAGCTTCGCGGCCTTGTTTGCGCAGTCTTTCGGACAGGAAGTTACCAGCAAGATCATCGACGAACGCATTAACGGTACCGGCGTTGGTCAGTTTGAAGGCGTGCTTCAGACCCCAGCCCTTATCTCTGTTGCCAAGGAAACCGGTCAGAAGGCCGATACCGTGGTGTATGAGAACGTGGTCAACATGTGGGCGCGTCAGTGGAACAAGGGCCGTGCAATATGGCTTGCGAACCACAACGTTGCGCCCGCGCTTATGAAGCTGAACCAGACCGTTGGTACCGCTGGCGTCCCCGCCTGGCAGCCGTCCGCCCGTGAAGGTGCTCCCTCGCTTCTGCTTGGCCGTCCGATCTACTTCCACGAGGCTGTACCGGCCCTTGGCGATGCTGGCGACCTGCTGTTCATCGATTGGTCGCAGTATCTGGAAGGCAACCTCGGCGGCACCACGTTTGCCGAAAGCATCCACGTTCGCTTCCTGAACAATGAGCGTGCGTTCCGTGTGACCGCCCGCAATGATGGCCGTTCGTGGTGGCGTTCCGCGCTTACCCCGAAGAATGGCGACACCCTTAGCCCGTTCGTTGCTTTGGCTGAACGCGCCTAATCTGAATTACAACTAGGAGAATATCCAAATGGCTGGTAGCACTCTCGATTCTCAGGTAATCGGATCCAAGTTTCTGGTTGGTCAGTACGACCACGATCCCGGCGCAACCGGTGCGGTTGTGCTGTCCCCTGACGGTGGCACGACCAAGTACATCCTTGACATGCGCGACTATGACGCCATCCTCGTGCAGAGCCGCACGAGCGTTAGCGCGTCTAGCTCTGGCGTGACCAAGCTGGAGCTTGTGGCCTATGCGGATTCCGCAGGCGCGGGCACCGCTTACGTTGTGAAGGATTCTGGCACGGTTGCCGCCGATGCGGTTGGCGACCTTGTGAAGATCGAATGCATCGCGGCGGAGATTGCGCAAATTGGCAGCGACAACGGCGTAGAACTTCGCTACGTCACCCCGCGCCTGACTTGCTCCAATGCGGGCGATGAGGCGCAGGTGGTTGTTATTCGTCGCGCTATCCGCGCCTATGGCGACCTGACCCCGGCTACTGTGATTGCCTAACCATTAACCCGTGTGGGGACTGTCAAGTGGCAGTCCCCACACTATGGAGATTCCTATATGGGAACATACAATGCGTTCAATGTGAAGGGCTTCACTAAGCCTAATGGCGTTGTGGGCACCCGCGAAGAAACGTACACGCCTGCCAATACCATTTGGGATTGGGCACCCGTTACAGAGGCGTTGCGCGACCCGTCCTTTGCCTCTGTATTTCGTGATGACTTCTTCCGCACTGACAACACTAACAACTATACGCTTGTCACCGATGCCGGTGGTACGGCTGCTGTTGCCGATGAGGTTAACGGCGTCATTCGCATCACCAATAATGGCAGCGATAACGACGAATCGTATCTGTCCAGCAAGGCAGAGAATTGGCTGTTTGATGCGCCGATTGTGTTTGAAGCCCGCGTAAAGGCGACCGGCGATCACAACTTCATTCTTGGTCTGTCTGACACGGTATCTGCCAACTTCCTTCAGGACAGTGAAGCGGGACCGGCTGCAAGCTACGATGGCGCGGTATTCTTTGTGGACGGTGGCGCGAATTGGAAGTTTGAGACTTCCAACGCTGGCACGCAGGTTACTAACACCAACGTTGCCACGTACACCACCGCTACGTATATCACCCTTGGATTTATCTTCGACCCGAATGATAACACCACGGGCAAGATTACGCCGTTTGTGAATGGCGTTGCTGGCACCACGCATAACATTACGCTCTCCGGCCTTGAGGAAATGCACATCGTATTCGGTGCCAAGAATAAGACCGCTGCGGCGGCTATCCTTGACGTTGACTACGTGCAGGTTCTTCAGGTGCGCGCATAATGGGTACGACCTTTACATCACTTCCAAGAGGTGTAGCCTACACGACCACACTTCTTTCGAGCGCGGCCCGGACGGTAACGGCTGGCACGAATGGCGATGCTGTATTCCTCCCCGATGCAGCTAACGGCTATGCGTTCATTCTCGATGTCACGGCGGCTTCTACCGATGCCGGTGATACGCTTGATGCGCAGGTGCAAACGCTTATCGGTGACGTATGGGTTCCTGTGTGCTCGTTTACGCAGTGCCTCGGCAACGGCGGTGCGAAGCAACACATAGGCAAGGTTTCTGCTAATGCCGCACAAACCATGTTTGAAGCGTCTACGGCCCTTGCGGCTGGTAGCGTGCGCAACCTGTGCGGCGATCAATACCGTGTGCGTTGGGTAATTGTAGATGCGAATGCGAACGGCTCGTTTACATTCAGCGTCAAAGCATTGCCGATGTAATGAAGTACGAGATCACATCACAGCCCGCAGTTGAGCCGCTTACGGTGGCAGAAGCTAAAGCGCACTTGCGTGTTGACCACACAACGGACGACACGCTGATTGAAAGTTTAATCAAAGCTGCACGCACCTACTGCGAACAATTTCAAAACCGGGCATACATTACACAGACACGCAAATTGTACCTGAATGATTTTCCCGGCAATGATTGCGAGATTGCGCTACCCGGTGCCCCGCTGCAAAGCGTTTCGTCTGTAACCTACGTGGACACAGACGGCGCAACGCAGACTTGGAGTAGCTCGCTTTATCAGGTGGACGCCAAAGACCAACCCGGCGTATTGATGCCGGTGTGGGGCGAAGTGTATCCGCTTGTGTACCCCAACAAGCTAAACGCGGTTGCGATAACGTATGTCTGCGGATATGGCGGAACGTCTGCCAGTATTCCAGAAAACATACGGCATGCGGTGCGGCTGCTGCTTGGCGATATGTACAACAATCGTGAAAACGCGGTAGTTGGTAACATCGTCAACACGTTGCCGCTCAGTGTCGAATCTTTGTTATGGCAGGACAGAATACACACATTCTAGGAGAATGGTAATGAGTTTTAAGAAAGTCAAGGTTTTGATCCCGTGGACGCCGGAAGGGTTTAGCCATCGCGTGTTGGTGGAGCGTAACGGCAAGCCTGTGATTGAAACCCGCTTCGACATCTGCAAGCCGGGTGACGTTATAGAGATTCCCGCCGATGTTGCTGAGCGTGCAATGGGGCGCATTGTTGGCCCTGCCAGCGCGCACGATAAGGTGACAAAGGTTGCGCAACATGGAGCGTTGATTGATGCCAAGAGCGGGACTGAAAAACAGAATACTGTACCTGCAAAAGCCGACGAGGGCAATTAGCACCACGAGTGGCGAGCCGTCCGAATCGTGGACGAATGTAGGCTTTGTATATGCTGAAGTGATGCCAAGCACCGGCACCGAGACAGTTGAAAACGGACAGAATAGCGCGGCGATGAAATACAAGATCCGCGTCAACTATCGGCCCGACATTACGACTGAGCGGCGGTTCCTGCTTGACGGGTTCCCCGGTCAGTTGAACGGTGCGATAACGACAGAGACAACGATTGCCGTAGATGATTCCAGCTTCGCGCTATTCAAGCAAGCACGGCGGCTGCGCGTATTGCGTATAGATGATGAGTTGATGACTATAACCGGCATTAACTCAAACAACATCACCGTTGCGCGTGCGCAGTTTGGAACGACACAAGCGAGCCATGCGGATAATTCCCGCGTGATTCTGTATCGACAGTTGAATATCGAAAGCGTCTACGACCTAACGTCACGGCGGCAAGACTTGATCTGCGAATGTGTTGAGGTGTCGTAATGGCAGACCTGATTAAGTTCAAGTTTGTAGGCGGGCAAGAGTTAGACCGCGCATTGATGCGTATGGACCGCAAGGCAGCGCGGAACACTATCACTCGTGCAATGCGGCGAACGCTTAACCCGTTCAAGATGCGGCTGCAAGAGAAAGTCCGCAGCGACCTTACGACCATGAATGCACAGGCCCGCGCCATTTACGCCAAGCAGATATACATTAGTTACCGTGCAGAACGTGGTGGTGTGATTGCTGGACTGATTAAGACTCGCAACAAGTTTGTTGAAACGCCACGCGGGCGCACTAAGTTTTCCAAGTTGGCGCATTTGTTTGAAGGTGGCGTAAAGCCGCACAAGATAAAGCAACGCAAACGCAAACGCACAATTAATCATCCCGGCATTCCGTCAAAACCGATATGGTCTCGCTCGTTTGATGATCTGTCAAGAGATATGGTCGGTTATTTTCGTGATGTTATGTTCAACGAAATAGCCAAAGAATGGAATAAGAATAAGTAATGGCGTTTCTACATCCAGAGTTTGCAATCCGAAAGCTGCTACGCGATGCGGCTGCGGTGGTTGCTGCAAACAACACAGAGAATACGGTGTGCTCTGTTGATGACGTTCCGCGTGATGTAGAGATGCCATTCGTTACGTACCAGCGCATACAGGGCAGCACAGAGCACCACATGGGCGGCGTGACGGCAAGCGGTTTGATGATGGGCACAACGGAAGTAACAGCATTTGCAGAAACGTACGACAGCGCAATGACACTGGCAGACGCGATAAGAGTCACACTAGACGGCGCAGAGCCGGTAACGATAACCATAGGCAGCAACTCGGCAACGTTTGAACGGCTGCATCTTAGCCGCGAAGAGGTTGACGTTGTAGACCCCAAAGACGCTAGTGATAGCAGGGTGTTTACAGTAACGCAAGAATACGAATGGTCCGCAAGGGCTTAACAAGGAGATACCGATATGGCTGGATCAGCACTTGACGGAACCGGAGCAACTATTACTTTCGGAACGTCCACGTTTGCGGCGGAGCTTCTAGATCTTAGTTGGGACGGGCGCACCCGCGATGCCTTGAAGAGCACGCACATGGGCACGACCGGCAGTCACACCTACATCCCTGCGGATTTGGTTGACGGCGGCGAATTGACCGCTACGTTTCACTTCAATTGCACTGATGCCACGGCAACGCTTTTGGGAGCGGCTGCTGAGACTATTACTGTTGGGTGGGCTTCTAACCGCTCGTGGGCTGGTTCTGGATTCTGCACCGAAATCACCGCATCTGCAAAGATTGGTGAAGTGATGCAGCAGACTGCCAAGTTCAAGTTCTCCGGCGCAATCACTGAGGACACCACCGCATGAGCGACCTACGCGATAAGATTCTTGCGTTCGATGACCGCACGCATGAGGTTGTCAACGTGCCTGAGTGGGGCGTGGACGTGAATGTCTACACCATGACGGCCCGCGACAAGACGCGCATTGAAAAGTCTTTCATGGCGGAAGGCGGTGTAGCAGATGATGTGTATGCCAAGATTGTGCAGATGTGCGTATGTGATGAAAACGGCGTGCGCGTGTTTACCGACAAGGACGTTGAATCATTGCAAGACAAGTCCGCGCCTGCCATCTCCCGTATCGCCAAGGTTGCCATGCGCTTGAGCAAGTTGACGGACTCCGATGAGGCGTTAGCGGAAAAAAACTAAGAGACAATCCAAGGTGGCTAGGGCGGCATCGTCTCGCCCTAGCCCTTGGCAAGACACTTGAAGAAATAGACAACATGCCTGCCGATCAATTTGCAGATTGGCAGGCATACTTTCAGGTGGAGCCGTGGGGCACGCACGGCGTTGAAGTGATGATGGCGCAGTTGTGCCAAGCGGTGATTGCGACAAGCGGCAATAAGCCTAGCGATATGGTGGAATACATGCCGTTCATCAAGCACCGCGAAAGGTTGTTAGGCCCAAAGGCACTGGACAGCGAGACGTTGTATAAAAAGGTGACCGAGCAAATGAACGGAATCGGCATAAGGGTTGTGAACGATGGCTGATACCAGAACGCTAACAGTATCCCTAAAGGCTGAAACGGCGTCCTTGAAGAAAGGGCTTGCCGATGCTCGCAATCAGTTTAGCCTTTTGCAGAAGTCCTCGCAGAGCACGGCGAATGTATTAAAGACAGCATTCTCTGTGATGGCTGGCGGATTCATCTTCAACAAGATGGAGCAGGGCATTCGTAGCACCATTAGCGCGTTCTCTGAAACTGCGACAATGATTGAGGATACAAAGCATCTATCAGAGGTCTTAGGTTCCACCACGGAAGAGATTCAAGTATTGCAACGTGCAGCCGGATTGGCTGAGGTTGACATGGATATGCTTGGCCGCAATATCAAGATCATGACAAAGAATCTTGGCGCGGCGTCGATGGGCACCGGGCCAGCAAAAGACGCACTCGACAGAATCGGACTTAGCGCACAGTCTCTTATCAAAATGTCTCTATCCGATCAGCTTGATGCGATTGCGTCCAAGATAAACATGCTTGGCACCACATCGCAAAAGGCATCTATTGCGGCTTCCATCTTTGGCAAGTCTGGAATGGACATGCTCCCATTCTTGGCTGCTGCTGGCGAAAGTCTTTCAGAGCTTAACATGGAGATGCAATCCACCGGCGAGCTATTCAGTAATTTCGAGGCGGCTGCTGTAGATGAGATGGGCGACTCTATGGCTATGCTTCGCGGCGTGTTCCAAGCGTTCAAGAATCAGTTGGTGATACAACTCGCTCCAGCCGTTCAGTACATTACCGAATTGATGCGCAACTTTGCGGCCTCATTTGGTGGGGCTAGGCCATTCATGACGATGGCTATTGATGCTGCTGTTGAGGGAATCCGCAAGATGCTAAACTTTGCGACGATGACGTATGCAAAGTTTCTGGCAATCAAGGGCGTAATCTTGCAAGTGGCAAGCTATGCGGCCAAAGCGTTCTCTGTGCTTGGCAGTGTATTCAAGGGATTAATCAGCGGGGATCTCACTCAATTGATGAACATGTTTTCATTGATTGGGAATACCTTTAAGTATGCCTTGCTGGAAGCACTTGATGCCCTAGCGCGTGGTCTTGATAGTGTGCTTGGCAAGATGGGGATGTCTACCGGCGTATCGGAATTTACTAGCCAATTGGCGGCTGGTGCAAAAGCGCAGATGGCTATGTCTGGTGCGTCTTTGATGATGGGTGTAGGTGGGACAGAGTTTGCGGATTCACTAGCGCAATCAGCGCAGGACGCATTTCAGCAGACTCTTGATGTGGTAGGTGGTGAGTGGTTAGGTGAAACGTTCAAAAGCAAATGGCAAGAAATCATGTCCGGCGGTGGTGGCTTTAACGGGACAGACATCAAGAAGGCTATGGGCATGGAATCCTTCGACATCCTGCCCCCGCTGAAAAAAGAAAAAGCACTCCGCGAAGGCATAGCGGACACGATGAAAGAGACAGCGGACTACGCCAAGGACATCAAGGATTTTGGCGAGGGCACGAGTTACCGGACTGGCGAGTATTCCCCGCGTGTTGGCGGCGTGACGGGCGGCGTTGGTGGTATTGGTGCTACAAACCCCGTAGGCATGTCTGCGGCGGGTGCTACGGCGTCTAGCAGAGGAAACGCCAGTACCGGCGCGGATGGCAGCATCCCGCTGTTACAGGGCATCCTAGACGCCACGAGAATGACGGCAATGAACACAGGACGGCAGCAAGTGCCGGTGTTAGGATAATCGCATGGCAGCAAGCGTAATCATCGACTACAAGCAGGGTGGCGCGAAGTTCACGGAAGAGTCCGGCGCGGCTGC